CGCAATGCTTGTAGTAGAAAACAACCCTATTGGTATCCGTGGGGACCAGAAGATAAGGACAGGTGGGTAAGACCGTTACCACCAGAAGCAATATCTAAAATAGATAATTATAATTCAGATGTACCAAGTGCAAGGTTAAGTATACCAATGATAAGCCCATTGTTATACCCTGTAGAAAAATATGGTCGTACTGCAATGATACTTGGCATACGTGCAGATGAAAGTTTAACAAGGTATAGAGCAGTAGCACAAAAAATGGTTGAGAATTATATTATACAACCTAAAGAAGAAATTAATTTACAAGAAGCAATAGATAACAAAGTAGATATAACTAGATTTGCAACACGTAAATTATCTACTACAGGTAGTCAAAAAAGATTGTCAAATAATGTAGGTCATATATTTAAAGCATATCCTGTTTACGATTGGCAAACTGCTGATATATGGACAGGACCAAAAAAGTTTAATTGGGATTACAATACTGCTTATGATGTTATGGAAAAAATAGGTATGACACATTCTGCCCAAAGATGTGCGCCCCCATTTGGTGAAGAACCATTGCAGGGGTTATGGACATTTGCACAATGCTTTCCCGATATATGGGATAAGATGTGCTACAGGGTTAAAGGAGCTAACACAGCCGCACGTCATGCCTTAAGTGTATTGTATAGCAATCGCAAACAACCAGAAAAACCAGAAGGTATGTCATGGCAGGAATATATTGAATATTGGATTAGGAAATTTCCTAATAAAGAACAGGGTATGATTGCTGAACGTATAAAAGATTATATTAATTTACATTATAAAAAGACTAAAGACCCCATCTTAGAAAAGACACCACACCCTATTACAGGTATTAGTTGGCAATTCTTATTAAAGATTGCTGTACGTGGCGATTTTAAAGGTAGAAAAGCACCTGCATTTTTTAACAAAGAACATTTAAAAGAATATGAATCACGTAAATCAATGTATGCAAAGGAGTTAGCAGATGCCAACGAATAAACAACCTGTAGATAATGTTAAATGGGTAGATCGTGAAACGTTAAAAGGTAACGATTACAACCCTAATCACGTTGCACCACCAGAATTAGAACTATTGAAAATAAGTATTATGCAAGATGGGTGGACACAACCTATAGTTATAAGAGAAGATAACGAAATTGTAGATGGTTTTCATAGGTGGACTGTATCACAAGATAAAGAAATATATGCACTAACTGACGGACTAGTACCTGTAGTGCAATTAAGTAACATAGACAAAGACCACCAAATGGCCTCTACAATTAGGCATAACAGGGCAAGGGGTAGTCATAATGTTTTAAGTATGGCAGATATAGTAGTACAATTAAAAGATGATATGAATGTACCAGATGAAGATATTATGGAATTGTTAGGTATGGAAGATGAAGAAGTAGAACGACTGTATGATAACAGTGGTATGACAGAACGTGGTTCTAAAGATAGTTTTAACAAAGGTTGGAAGCCCAAGAAGTGAGTAATGCATTGAGAATAGATTTAAAAAATAGAATGGAATGTAAAACTGTCCGTATGTATATAGACGACAGGTTAATAACAGTAACACTTGATTTTGAGTTTACTGAAACAGGTGCAATGGCTGTAGCAATATGGGTTAGAGTTAAACCAGATGAAAGTACGTTAGGTAGAGAGTTACGTGCTAGTGGTAAATCAAACTCATTGTTGTTACAAAGTGGTTGGTCGTTAAAAGAAATATCTGATACGCTAACTAAAGATAACATTATGGGTTGTGCAGTTACTTATGTTGCAAAACATTTAGAAGAAATATTTGCAGGTATACAACCAGACAAGACACCACGTATGACAACTGATCCATACAAAATTAAATAATGGATTTAAGATATTACCAACCAGAAGTAGTTGCAGAAAAATTAAGAATGTTGTTAAGGCATTATTACGTAGGTATTGCTACACAAAAAAAACTATACAAAGAACAAGATATACTAAAAGATCAAAAGTTTATTTATTGGCGAAAGTTAAATAAACCTGCAACAGACGCAAAAGCACTAGCCGCAATAGATAAAGAAGTTATAGAATATACACAAAAGATAATAAGACTAGATGTTATTATTGCACGTTGTAGAGCTAGTTTAGAATCATTCCAAGAAGAAATAGACAGCACTAAATATATGAATAGTGTTGTTAAAGAAGAATTAAAACTAGCACAAATTAATGAAAGGACTATTGCAGATGTCAAAGTTTAAAGAGCAAGTAGCAGGTAAACATTATTTAAGTTTTACAATACAACCAATGGAATTTTTTATAGCAAACAACATAAGTAAAATAGATGGAGATATAATACAGTATGTGATAAGAAATAAGGGCGATCAAATAGAAAACATTAACAAAGCAATACATTGTTTAGAATTAAAAAAAGAATACATACTAAAAAATGGCAGACTTACAAACAATATCAAAACTACTAAAGCTAAGTGATAGACGTGTACAACAACTAGCTAAAGATGGTGTGTTACCTAAAGCTAGTCGTGGTGAATATGATTCTATTAGATGTGTGCATGGTTATATAGATTATCTAAAAAATATAAATGGGCAAGATGGTTCACCTCATGATTTTCTACTACACAGGAATAGGTTAACCAAAGCAAAAGCAGACCTAACAGAAATGGAGAAAGCCAAAACGCAAGGCGAATTAATACCAAAATCAGAAATACGAAACACGTGGTTACAGTTAATGTCGCTACTGAAAAACAAGTTACTATCAATACCAAACAAAGCCGCACCATATCTAGTTACAACCAATAACATAAATGAAGCAAAATTAATACTAAAAGAAAGAATATATGAAACCCTTAAAGAAATCGCAGAAACAGAAATTACAGACGAGCCACAAAGCGATGCAGGAAGTGTTGAAATCAAGCCTAAGAATACTACAACCACCGCCAAAGTTAACAGTAAGCAAGTGGGCTGATAATTATAGGGTGTTAAGCCCAGAAGCTAGTAGTGAAACAGGCAGATTTGAAACTGCAAGAGCTATGTACCAACAAGAAATAATGGATTGCATAAGCGACCCTACTATTGAAGAAGTTATTTTTATGTCTGGTTCACAAATAGGTAAAACAGAAATACTATTAAATGCTATTGGTTATTATATTGCTTATGACGCAAGTCCAATATTAATGATACAACCAACTATTGAAATGGCACGTGGTTGGTCGCAAGATAGATTAGCACCAATGCTAAGAGATAGTCCTATATTAATGGACAAAGTAGCTGATGTTAAAAGTAGAGATAGTGGAAATACTGTATTACATAAACAATTTGATGGTGGTCATATTTCTATAGTAGGTGCAAATTCGCCTAGTGGTCTTGCATCACGACCTATTAAGATTGTATTGTGTGATGAAGTTGATAGATACCCACCGTCTGCAGGTACAGAGGGTGACCCTGTTTCACTTGCAAAAAGAAGAAGTGCTACGTTTTGGGATAGAAAAATAATTATGACTAGTACACCTACAACTAAAGGTGCTAGTAGAATTGAAAGTGCTTATGATGTTAGCGATCAAAGGCAATATCACGTTCCCTGCAAAGATTGTAATACAGAGCAAGTTTTAAAGTGGTCGCAAGTTACTTGGGAAGAAAACCAACCAGAAACAGCACACTATGTTTGCGAAGATTGTGGTAGTTGTTGGGATGATAGCGATAGATTAAAAGCTATTAGTAGGGGCAGATGGATAGGCCGAGAAACATTTAACGGCAGGGCAGGTTTTCATTTAGCAGGTATCTATTCTGTTTGGACTACACTAGAAGAAGCAGTAAAAGAATTTTTAGTTGCTAAAAAATTACCAGAAACATTACGTGTATTTGTAAATACCTATCTTGGCGAGAGTTGGGAAGATGAAGGGGAACAGTTAGACAATGCAGATATAATGAAACGTGTAGAAGATTATGGTGAAAAATACCCAGAACAAGTAGCAATAATAACAGCAGGTGTTGATGTGCAAGATGATCGTTTAGAATTAGAAGTAATTGGTTGGGGTAGAGATGAAGAAAGTTGGTCTTTAGAATACCATGTTATATATGGTGACCCATCAAGCCCCCAATTATGGCAACAGTTAGATGAGAAACTATCAGCAGAATACGAAACATTTGATGGTAGAAAATTAAAAATAACTAGTAGTTGTGTAGATAGTGGTGGTCATCATACACAATCAGTTTACAATTTTTGCAAACAAAGATTTGCAAGACGTATATTTGCTATTAAGGGTATGGGTGGTACAGGTAAAGGTATTGTTGGTAAACCTAGTAGAAATAATATTGCAAAGGTACATTTGTTTCCTATAGGTGTAGATACAGTAAAAGAATTAATTTATTCAAGATTAAGAATTACAGAACTTGGTGCAGGGTATTGCCATTTCCCTAAAAAATATGATAAAGAATACTTTAGTCAATTAACTGCTGAAAAAGTAGTAACAAAATACCATCGTGGTTTTGCAAGACGAGAATGGGTAAAGATAAGAACACGTAACGAAGCATTAGATTGTCGTGTTTATGGTATAGCGGCACTAACTATTTTGAATGTTGATTTAAACCGATTGGCTGATAGGCTTGATTCAAAAGACAAAATGGTAGATAAAGTAATAAATAGGAATAAAAGTAGAAGCAACTTCGCAAATTCTTGGTAAGCAATGGCAAATATATTTACAGATTTAAACGAGGTAGAACCTAAAACAATTTTTAAAGGCGAAACTGCTGTATGGAAACGTACAGATATAAGTGCCAATTACCCTACAGCTAGTTATACGTTAACATGGTCAGCAAGATTAGAAAGCAACGGAACTACAACATTTAGTGCA